ACGCGGCGATGCTGTCGAGATCGCCTCCGGTCGTCTTTGCTGCAAATCCAAGGCCGGAAAGTGTCTCAACTGAAATCGCTGTCGATTTGCTCAGGTCGACTAGCGCGTCTTGCGCGTCGACAACCTGCTGCACGATGTCGGTGAGGAAACCGGCAGCGAGCGAGGCGCCCAGGCCAGCGAAAGCTCCCTTGATTGCCGATCCGACACCGGAGAATGCTGACTCGATGCGCTTGGCGTTCTGCTCTGCCAGGCGCGAGACTTTTCCGAGGTCGCCTTGAATGCCAGCGAGTTTGGCATTGATGTCGACAGTTAGGGTTGCGATGGCCATTTATGCGTCTTTCGTGCGCTGATGTTCGCGCAGGGTCACGAGCTGATAAATGAGATTCTCCGGGTCTGAAATGCCGAGCATGTCGACGACAATCGGCAGGGCTTGCCAGTCAATGCCGCTCATGATGTTCCACGCCTGCACGGCTGCCTGCGCCGTCTTTGGTGCCGCTTTATCGCCTGACCGGAGTCGCTCCGGGAGTTGCTGCTCATCCAGCCAGGCGGTCAGTTTCCCAGGATGTCGTCAAGATCCTTGGTGTAGGCCTCGTAGGCCTTGACGACGCCATCGACGACTGCGGCGAACAGGTCAGGGCGATCGGCCAGCCATTCCGCGCAGGCTTCCGCATCGAACGGCAACGGGTGCGGATCGCCACCGGGGATCAAGTCGGCCTCGGTGACGTCTTCCCACCCGATGACCAGCGAGAGGATGCCGCGGGCCGGGTTGTCGCCCCTGAACTTTTCCTCGCGCTCGATCGGCGTTGGCCGGCGAGCGATAAAGGTGTGTTTGCGCGGCGAGCCGGCAACGATGCGGACTTCGCGAGCCCGCAGCATCTTCTGGAGTAGCGCGCTCATGAGGCGTAGTACGTCGGCGTGCCGTCCATTGTGATGACCGTCGGCGTGGTCACGAGCTGCTGAGCGGAGCCGCCAGGAAGCAGGTTTGCGCCGACGTAGCCGGCAAAAGACATTATCTTTCCGCCGGTGCCGAACGTGAATTTGAAGGCGCGCTTGGCCTGGCTGTCGCTCGCGGTCTTCATCGCCAGCAGGCCGGAATCGGAAACATCCCAAATGTGGTCCATGTTGAACGTTGCGGCTTCCGGCAGGCCAGGGAGCTGCGATTTCGCATTGCCGTGGATCGTGGTGGCGTCGATGAATTCGAAGTTGCCGCCGGATGCATTGATCGTGGTGGCCGTCGTAATGCTGGTGCCAAAGGTGATTTTTTCGGCTGTGCCACTCGAAAACGTGTCAAAGAGCGTGGTATCGACGCCCTCGAGTTGGAACGTATCAGTGGCGACGCTCGCGACGCGCACGACCTTGCCGTTCACTTGGTACATGCCGGAGACGGTCAAAAAGACGAAATCGCCATTGCTATAACCATGCGAAGCAGAGGTCGCGACTCCAGGGCTAGCCTTGGTGATTGCGGTGATGGTTTTGGCGGCAGCAAGCGCGGATTGCATTGCTACGGCGACATTTTTCCAGACGGTTGCTGTTGCCATTTTTCAGATCCTCAAAAAAAGGCCCGTTTCCGGGCCGATGGGTGGTGCGTGGTGGCGGTGCTCTAAAAATGCGACGTCATGCCGCGATAAACCAGGTGGTATCGATGGTGACGGCGAAGAATCCGGTCTCTTCGTCATAGCTGCCGGCGCGGTTGGTAACTGGGTTGCCGGCGATGCGCAGGGCCTCGGTGATCTGGTCGCCGATGGATTCTGCAAGCGTTCGGGTCGGCGCCCATGCAGATACGATCATCTGCGCGAATTCGCCCATCTTGATCCCGCTGATGCTGATGACCGGCTCAGTCCCCTGGCGCGCAGTGACGACTGCCGGGAGCGTGACGTCTTCCGGGATTGCGTCCGGATAGATGCGCGTGCTGACCAGAGCGGTGAGCGCTGGCAGGCCGGATAGTGCGGCGTAGAGTTCGGATTCTGCGGACATCAGGGCGCCCCGGTGTTGAGTTGATTGACTGCCGCTGTTGCCTCGCGCATGAAGACGGCGGCGGCTTGTTCGAGCTTGCGAGCGCCGACGGCAAGGAACGGGCGCTTGGCCATCTTCTTCGTGCCGAACTCTAGATAGCGCCAGTAGAACGGATCGTTGGGGTTTTTCGGCCCAGAGGCGCCGAGCGTGCGAGTGCGAGCTCCACGCAATGGACGCACTCCGATGTAGACTCCAAGATCGCCAGACTTGCGGGCGGTCTTTGATGTGCGCACGACGATGGCGCGGCGGACTGTTCCACGCTTGCGGTATGGCGTCGGTTCCTGCAGCAATGGCGCTGCTCGCCTGGCGGCATCGCGGACGACGTTGCCGGCCAGGCGCAGGGCTTTGAGCAGCCCCTTGCGCTTGAGCTTGGCCGGGACTTGCTCAAGCGCTCGCTTGAGTTCGTCAACGCCGTGCAGCTCTGCGGTGATTCCGTCGCTCATGTGTTCGCCCCGTTGCGGATACCGTTCACGGCCATGATTTCTGTCGTGTGATGGCCTGCTCCGACGTCGATAATCTGCACGATGTCGTATGGCTCGGAATTCCACAGGATGCGGTGCTCGCGGGTGATGTCCGAGCGGTAGCGGATGCGAAAACGCACGTCTGCGGCGTATTGCGTCTGTTGCGCGTTGAAGAACTCACGGCCTCGCAATGGCCAGGCTTCGGCCCATACGCAGCGGTCGCCGGTAAAGACCACATCGCGCCAACTGATGACCTCTTCGCCTATGGCGTTGCGCGTCACGCTCTTGCGCTGAATTCTGACGCGATCCCGGGCGCGGCCGGTGTCGAATTGCGCCTGTATCACTCTGCCGGCACCGAGTAAAAGCGCTCTGCGTCGAGCAGGCGGTCAAGGAACTGCATTGGCTGCAGCGCGGAGGTGTTCAGGCCGGACGGATTGTCCAGCGCCTGCACGACGTGCGCAGTGATCCACAGGCGAATATTTGCCGGCACAGAGGCGTCATCATCGCCATAGCCGACGACGTAGCGCACTCGCACCGCATTCGGTACGCCTTGCGTTGCCGGCCAGGAGGCATCGGTATCGAGCAGGACGCGCCCTGGTGATGCCGCTGTGTCCAGGCTGTAGTCAGTGTTGGCGAATGTCTGCTCTGCGCCGGCAGTGTCCAAATATTTGATGCTGGTGACGGTCTGCACGCTCGGTAGGCGTAAGTCGATCTCGCCGGCCGGGAAGTCGTCCAGCACAAGCTCCACGGTCTGCGTGATCAGGCGGCGCCCGAGTCGGTGTTCTGCTTCCGCTCGAATGGCCGGGATCAGCAGCAGCGCCAGTTGGTCGTCGAATGTCTCTGCATCGACGCGAGCTGATATCTTGACGTCATCGACGCTTACCGGCTCAGCGTCAGGCGGCGTGATGGTGATCAGGGGCATGTTTTTCAGTCAAGATTTGACGCGGATAAATGGGGCTTGCGGGGCGACTCTTACCGGGACTGATCGGCGAATGGCTGAAAGTTCCTGTGCTGGCGAAAGACCGCGCCATGAATAAAAGTTTCGCCACGTTACAACAGGCTTCCAAGTTAATGCCATGTGATTTTTTAAGTTTCAATGAACAGTTTTGATATGTATTCTTTCCATATCGCCTGACCAGCACTGTTTGGGTGGACAGCGTCTGTCATGTATTCTGATCTCCAATTTACATTGTCCAAAAATGCTTGATACGTGTCGACAGCAGATACATTTAGAGCCTGCGCTACAGAAAGGATATCAAAACGCCTATTAGCGTGTTCCCTATCCCATGTGGCTCCGGTTTGTTCTGGATTTTGTGTCAACAAACAAACCGGCACTCCTGGCAGTGCTGATTGAACGTCTTGAACCCACTGCGTATACACGCCGCGATATTCCCTTCCAAACTCATATCCATCATTGTGCGAGCACGACAGGAAACATAATACCTGACCATAGTCCGGCGTCAATTTCGGCAGCCTTGTAGCGTCGGAAAGGTAATTTGCCCCACCTGTTATTCCCGCTCCTGCGATCGACCCGTTGACTATGGTCAGGACTGGTGCGCCGGTGAAATAACACGATGTTCCATCGCGAGGAGGCCACAAATCAGGCATGGCCGGCGCGACCAGCGGGCCGTCGAGTCCGTTTCGCAATTGGACCTCATAGATCCTGGTAACTTGAGGAGCTAAAGCGGACTGAATTGAGCCTAATTCCATGCGGGCGGTGTTGTTGTGGATAGACACGGCGCCCGCTGTAGTTGTGGTTGACCCTATTTGCGTCCACGTGATTCCGTCGGTGCTTTTGTACGCCTTAAAAACTCTATTTCCGGCGCCGTCATCCGGCGTGAAAAGCCAGCGCACCCATCCATCGGTGTCTGGAGCAAATCCTGTCGCAGCGGTGCTATTAATTGAGGCAAGGGCCGTGCCATCTGTGGAATAGGCAATCTGCAGGTACCCGGCCGTGTTGATGAAAGCATACCATCCGCGATTCGGCGGATTTCCAGATTTTCCGAAGACGTTATTCTGCGCAGCCGGCACCCACGACGACATGCGCAATTTCATTCGCAAATCAATCACGCCAGACATGTGCGGGGACTGACCAGTCGACAGAGATCGACCGTTTGTTCCTGTCGTCATGTCCATGTATCTATCTCCAGCGGTTCCTGTCTGAATAACCGTCGGCGCTCCATATTGTTGTGTGGCGTCTGAGAACGTCATGACGCGCACAGTCCACGCCGGGTAGTCATTTGCTATTTTCGCGGCTAAAAGTGACGGCCACTCAGTTGATGAGTCTCCGGTCGAATCTCCCAACACTTGAATTGCTGCGCATTGATACGCTGACGTCATCGCCGAACAAAGAGCCGCAGCACCCTGTTTGCCCACCAAAGCAGAACGATTGATATCTGTAATCCTTGATTCCACGGTCCCTTGGACAACACTACCAGTTACGCCAACTACAGCTGCCAGAGCCTCTACCTCATCGGCGAGCTTGTTGTGCAGTAAATCCGCTTCCTTTCCGGCGTCGTTCATGTAATCCGTCGGCGAAACCCGAGCGATCGATGGTAGGGTGGTGGGAAATTCTGCAGCCATTGGGCTATCCTATGCCGATGTAGTGATTTCAGGCAGCACGGTCAATGCCGATTTTGCCGAGCAAATGGGGAAAACTGAGCCATCCGCGCGGACCATCTCGATGTCGAATACGCGCTTTCCGGCCGTCAATGCGGATGTATCCGTGGTGTCGAGAGTCAGGCGCAGGGCCTTGGTCACCATGTCTATCAGCAGCTCGCCGGTGGTGTGCTTGTACGTGGCGAGAATAGGCCCGGTGACGCTTGCCTTGACGTTCATGCGCGCCTCAACGAACTGCGAGAGGTCGAGCGGTTCGCGATAGACGAGCTGACCGCCTGCGGTGTAGGGGGTAAAGCTGATGCCGTTGACGTCGTTAAATTCGATCGTGTCGGCGTCAATCCAGGTGATTCGCCGGAGCGCATCATCGAGCGGGTCATCCCAGTTGGTGTCGATCTCAGGCACGCCGGAATTCATCACGGCAGCCCGCCAGCCATCAGTCAGGCCATGCGCCGGTGCGGTGATGCTGATTGGGGCGCTTGCGGCAATGCCGGTGATATCGACATAGACGAGGACATCAGATTCGACGCGGATCGGGATGTCTTCGCTGGCGCCGCGGCGGACGGTTAGACTGAGTTTTTCGAGCATGGCGGTTGGTCAGACGGTGGTTTTTCCGGATACGAGGCCGTTCGGATGAATCGAATGGTCGTATTTGTCTTCGATCTCTTCTGCGGTCGGCAGGGTGTCAATGGGCTGTAGATCAACCTCGACCTTCCCGCTTTCCTGCGGACGCAACGTGATTGCCAGCGTGTCGTAGCCGTAGAATCGATCTTGCATGGGATAGATTCCGTCGAGCAGCGAGGATGTTTTCGGCAGGCTAAGTTTTATTCCTCGCGACGAGGCAATACCAAGCCAAAATTCAAGGCAGCCGCGCCCTTTTTCTGCGTCGTGAGAATTCGGGTACGTGTAATCGCACCCGAAAATACTGATATGACTAACGCCAATGAAAATTGCGTATGCCACCGCGTATGCTGCGGTGCTGTTGAAATACGCCTGCCCGAGATGGTTGAGCACATCCTGCAGGGGGAATGCGACAAGGCCAGGATAGTCCGGGTGCTCGCGACTGGTGATAATCGGTCCTGGATGCAGTCTCATCCATTCGAGCATGCGCGCGATGTTGCTGTCAGGCTGTGCTGCGGCGCGCAATTCCTGGATGCGAACGTCATCCATGTGAAAAATGCGATCGCACAGCAAAACGCCGCCAAGTGCGTTGATGCCCCACACCTCGTCGCAATAGGCGTGTTTACCGCCGAGCCGTTTGGTGATGTCGACATACTGCTCCAGCGACGGCCCAAGGCCCAGAATTGTGACGTGCGCTGGAACCGGATACGCGTCAACCATCGCCTCGTATGCCGTCTGCTCGCGCGGCTGATCTGTGTGCATGGGATTGTCGTGTCCTATGGCCAAGATTGGCGCCGAACGGTTGCCCGGCGCCAGGTGGATTACGGGTTAGCGGTCGGCATGACCTGCGGGGAGTGCAGCAAAGCCTCGCAGGAGATCAACGTGCCGGCCGTGACGGTGCTCTTGATGTTTGCTTGGACGTACCGCTTGTTGCCACGGTACCCGACCCGCTTGACAACGTTTTTCGACGTGCCTGACGTTCGGGTAGCCGCAGCAGCGACGCCGGCAAGCAGTTCCGTGCCGAGCAGATCGGCATCTGCAACCGATGTCAGCGTGCCGGTGACATCGCCTTCCTTGACAGTGACGCTGAAAACGGCATTGGTGGCGGTGATCGAGCCATAGGCGCAGATGAACTCGACGCCTCGGAAACCCTGACGATCAATGATCTTGCCAGTTTGACCGGTGCCGGTGGTGCCAACGGCGACCGGCGAGATTACCCGCTGTGCGCGGATGGTGTTGTGCAAATCGTGCATGGTGTTTTTTCCTTTCATGAGCTGCGGCCGATCATGGCCGCAGCGGGTCGTTCGATTGTCAGCGGTCGGTCAGGAAGCGGCAAACTTCATGAGCTTGATGGCTTCAAAGTTGTAAATGCCACCGCCGACACGCCTGCGGAAGTTAAACTTGGTTGTGCCCCTGTCTCTTATACACATCTCCCACCCCCCCCGCCCC